TTTCGTGATTACAGGTGTACTCTCTCCTCACCCAACACTTGAAGTGAGGAATGTTACTCTGTAAATACGGCATTATTTTTTAGTTTTTGCTTTTACCTTTTTGATAGCTTTTTTAAGATTGTTGACCTTGCCACCTCTCTTCATGCCTTTGGTCTTAACCTTACCACCCATCATCATGCCTTTAGCCATCATTTTTCTAGGTGAAACTTTACCACCCATAGCGTAGCCTTTTTTCTTAACCTTGCCACCCTTTTTCATTTTGACTTTACCACCCATTTTGTAGCCTTTTTTCTTCATCATTTTACCAACTCCTTTTTTAATTTGCTGTGGGATTTTTGATCTCGATATTGTCATTATCTATAAGCGTTAATAAAATTGTCAATCGCAGAATCAAGCTGATTAACAGAACCACCTTGGTTCATATTCTTAACACCCATATTCTTAAATAAATCTTTAAAATAATTTGCTGATATAGCTGGTGGAAAAATAGGCTTGTACTCTGTCGGCATCCTAAACTGTGGATAAGGAGAAATCTTACCTACATCAAAGCCTGGTAATCTATCAGACGGAACAACAACACTACCATAATCAGGTGCAACAGGATCAGCGACAGGTGCATCTGGTAAACCTACCATTGGTGGTGTAGGCGTTGTTGCTGCAGTTGGTGGCATCATACCAGCAATCATATTACGAATTCTTTGCTCTTCTTCCAGTTTTCTCTGTGCAGAGTCTTGATCACGTTTTCTTTCTTCAGCAGCTCTGTTAGATGCTTCATTTGTTCTTTGCGTTAAATTATAAAAATCATAGCGATCAGATGTGTTTGACATATCGTACTTCTGACCTGTATTAGGATTTGTCTGTAAACCAGCCATAAAGTTAACAAATGGAGATACATATTTATTTGCAGGATTAGCTTCAGCTTTTGCAAACCCTTCATCTGCATAAGGTGTTGAGAAAACACCAGAGCCACCAAATGCTTCAGTTGCATCAATAATACCTTGACTTGGAATTGATTTAGCCTGATTAGCAACAGCCTGTTCCATGCCAATACCAGATATAGGTGCTTCGCTTTGAGCAAAATCAGAAAAGTTACCACCTACTGGTGTAAAAATATTTGTTGCACTACCTAAATCGTCACTGTCTCTGTCTTTGAAAATAGGAGTAGCACTTCCTAAGTCATCGCTGTCTCTATCAACATACATATCATCATATTGCTGTAAAACATCTCTAATGACTTCATCTTCTTCTATCTGTCTAGCTCTTTCAGGCTCTGCAGCTCTCAAGTTTGATGTAAATCCACCATTGCTAAATCCCTGAACAATACCACCTTGGTTCAATAATCTCTTGTCACCTGTCTTGCTTTGGTAAGATGCCAAAAACTTATCAAGATAATTCCTATTTTTTGGATTGTTCTTTGCACCAGCTTGTCCTAAATTATACATCCTTATAATTTCTTCTTTAGAAGCTGTCGGATTGTTTCTCTGCAACGCAATCAAAAAGTTTTTAGCAAACTCTCTATGCTCTGCTTCAGAAGCATTGTTTAAATCTAACGGCTTCAAATTAGGGTTTAATTGAATCAAACCAGCACCAGGATCAGCAGCAGTCGATGGCATAATCTGATAAGCACCCAACTCACCAGCAGCACCTAATGTCAACTGAGGTCTTGCAGGCCCTGCACCAGCCTGTCTTGTTTCAAAGTGACTGTTGCCTGTTTCAATATCTGCAATCGTGTCAAGAACATCATCGTTAATCCAACTTGTATCAACACCACTTTCAGCATCTCTTATCTTTTCTTCAACATTGCTACTAACAATCTCTGGCATATCTTCAATAGTATCAACATCACCAGAAATTAAACTACTTACCTGTGATTGTACGTCATTTAATAAATTGGCTATCTGATCCTGTGTTGATGTTTTTGCTAATCCAGTAATACCACCTTGACCCTCTGATAATGAAGTGTCATCTACACCTGACTCTATTCCACCAAATGCACCTAACCCACCAAATAGTTCCTCTGGTGTTAAAGGTGAAACTCTTCTTTGATCTACATCTGGTGGTGGGCCGTCTGTCTTTGTAGGTGAAACAGTTACAGATTTATCTGGACCCTCTTGGTCAAAATAACTAAAAGGATCAGTGATTAAGTTTTTAGACTCAACAGAAGCTAACTCAGGTTGATTTGCAATTCGTTCTATACCTGTTAAATTTGCTTCATCACCAGTAAATTTAGGTTGAACTGTCGTTGACAGTATCTTTTGTGAAATAACATCTCCCAAAGACGGCAATTGTTCATTCTCAATAATAGTTACTTTCGGCTCTGGCTGATTTGCTTTCGCCATAGCTGCCTGTGCCATCTCATCAACCATCTGGTTCGACAATAACTGTGACACCATACGTCCTTTGTCCTCATCAAACACAGGTCTAGTCCTTATTTTACCAGAATCATCAGTGGAAATCACAAATCCACCCTCATTCATGTATCTCGGATCAAAAACATCAACCATACCACCCATATTCATCATCATTGGTGGCTGTTGTGGCATCATCGGTGGCATCATAGGGGGTTGCATCGGCATTTGTGGTGGCATAGGAGGTGGCATCTGTGATGTTACAGCTTTTGACTTCACTCCTTCAAGAAATCCAGTAAACTTCGCTCTGTTTTCTGGAGAAACATTCATATTCAACGATTGTGGCTGTTGAGGAGAAGGTTGTGGTGGCTTACCACCCATTTGACCCATGAAATTCATCATACGTAGTGTCCTTTTAATAGCTATTAAGAAAACACTACGATATTTTTTTTATTTTGACAATATGTTATCGAATTCTTTTATTGCTTGACGACACATTCTAAAAATTTGGCTGAATTGTGGGTCATTATCACCCTTTTCTAACTCTTGAACTATGCCATCACGCAATCTTTCCATGCGTTCACGCTCAAAAGTCGTGAGTTTAGAAAACTCTTCTTCACTAAACTCACTCTGTACTAAATATTTCATCGCATACTCCATTGCTTTCGATACAGGCGTTCTACCACTCTCATAAAAATAATACATTCTCGGACTTACACCTAGTATTTTCGCTATTTCAGAAGCACTTTTATTCATCTTGATACGATGCTCTCTTAAAGTGTCAAATGTCCAAGAACTGTATTCTCTTTTTTTGCCATCAAATTTGCTTTTCATGCAGTAATCTCTTCTAGCACACCAATGCTTATCAAATCTTCGGCAAATTCTTTTCTAGAACTGTAACGAATGTCCATATGATGCATGGAATTAAAGATACTTGCCTGCATCTTCATGAATTCAACGTCATTTGGATCAGCCATCATGTTAGTTTCTCTCATAACATCCACGACTTGCGTAGGAGACTCAGCTTCGAAAGTCTTACCATCTCCTGTTTTTAGTTTAAATTTTCTCATAATACCTCCAGTATTGTTGTTTTTTGTAAATGTAAGAACTATGTTACAAAAGGTCAAGGGATTTTTTTAAAAAATTTTTTGGGGGTTGTCTGTTTTTTAAAAATTAGGCGAATGTTTGAGGAAAACTCAGTAAAAACCACAGATAAAAATTTTCTATAAAAAAGGGTGTTACAAGTCTTTACAACGTCCGAACTAGTTTCATTTTAGATTGATAGGGTACCTTAGAATAATAGTGAACAATTGTTCGGGTTTTAAGGCCCTTCAGTTAGGTAAAAAAAAGGTCCGACTACCTAGGTAGCCGAACCATTGTTTCGTTTGCTGTGGACGTTTACGAAAGTTGGCCCATTCTCAATTGTGAATATTCAAATCTAGTATCAGTTACTAGATACCATATTGAAGGGTTAGCTATTCTATTACTTGGAACCCTTTCAACTGTTGCACGTTGGTTGCGTTTATTATAAGTTGAGTTAATAACATAGCCACTGTGAATTTCACCACTACCATATGGAAAGTTATTTTGTTGTTGGTTGGCTGTGGTTACAATATTATCACTATCAAATCTATCTCTTATTTCACTAATTCTAGATCGTATATTTTGAGCATCCATTCCAGTTTCAATCATGAGATCACTAGTCATGGTTGGACGTTCAATTAGAATATCCCACATGACAGCTTTACGTGTTCCGTTTCTAAAAGGGTTGTTAGGAATTGTTAGTTGTTCTGGTTCGCCATTGTAAACAAGTCTAGAATGATCACTTGTATAAATCATATTTAAAATTAAACTTATAAAGTTTTTTAACTTTTCAATATTGCAAGTTGAATGCATTTGACGGCATTCAATTGTTCCCTTTTCATCTATAGATGACAACGTTAATGCATTATACTTTCTATCTAAATTAAGATCATTAAGTTGTCTTAATGTGGTTGCGTCTTCTAATCTAGTGGCTAGACTTGCAATTGATGGACAGTAAGTATTATTACTACCACGTCTAGAATGTGGTAGCAACTTATCAATAATAGGGTTATTTAGTGAATACCTATAAAAGGTATCACATATTAATATATCATCCATTCTATTAACATCTAAATATTCAGTATACCACGTTGGCCGTGTATTCCATTCACATCTTGAAACATGAGCCTTAAAATGATCTAACACTTTATGAAAATAAGAATTTGAATTAATGCCTATAACTTTTTTTACTGATATATGAAAATGGCCACCACAGTTATCAGTGGTACCATTGTTATTTTCAACTATATCCATAACACGTTTGATTAAGTCTAGTGTTAATTGATTAAAAGGTAACAATGGGAATAGTATTTCACAGCCGTTTGACGTGGTTAGTTCACTTACTACACGTAAAAAGTCTAGATCGTTATCAATTAATAGTTCCTTCATTCTATCAGGGTTAATATTGTTTATTTCATATTCCCAACCAACTAGTAAAAAATCGTTGGCCTTTTCAAGTGGTTCTAAGTAAGTATCAAATGATAAGTTGTCATTAAAAAAGTAAGTCATTGATTTTATTCCTTTTTTTAAGTGTCATCTAATTATTAGATGATTTCATGTCTATTTTATACACTAGTATGAACTATAGTACAAGAAAAAAGAATTGAATAAAATCAATGACTTAGCAGCTTTTTTATTTGTTGCCGAACAATTGTTCACATTACATTACTTAAGACGTGTATGCATATACATACATATACATATTATAATTCTACTTATACTTATAATGATTACTGTAAAAGTCCGAAGTCCGAACACCGAACACCGAACACCGAATACCGAATACCGAAGGCCGAAGGCCGAACAAAAAAAAGAGGGCCGAAGCCCTCTTAGTTTAAATAAGTTTTGTTATTAACAATAACCAGACTGAGGACAATCATAAAAATCTATTTCATTTCTTGCGACCTCTTCAAGTGCAAACCAAGAAAGAGCATTTAAAATTTGATCTTTACATTCGCCAGTATAATCATAAAAGGCATCAGCTACATCTGAGGGTTTTAAATTCATTTCTCTTAAACAATGAAAACCACAAACCATTTTTAACCAATCTGTATCAAAGCACTCTGCTTGTTTTTTTAGTAAGTCTAATATATCTCTTTTATTTTCGTTAACAAATTTAACTGTTTCTGTGTAATAAATAAACCCACTAAATCCACCATCTGCACCATTGTTGACAATATCTCTTAATACTTGCAATGCATCGTCAAAATTATCTCCTCCACCATGATAAGTATTAGTTAATCCTAGTTGGCTTATAACTGAATTTTTTAAACTTGTTTTAACAATCTTTTCTAATTCTTCTACATTTGATAAATTATTTAACGCTGTTGTAGTCACTGTTTTTGCTCCTGTTAATTAAATATATATATAATATAGTGAACAATGTTTCACAAGTCAACAACAAAAAACATTTTTTTTTATTTTTTTTTGGCCTGAAATATTACAGGCGTACAGGCCAAACAATTGTTCGGACTTTTAAACAGGCGTTGACAGGTCGAACAATTGTATGATATTTTTAATTATTCTCAATATTTCCTCCGAGATAATAAACTTGGCCCAGTTAATTTAACTGGGTCTTTTTTTCCTGAACTCCGAAGTCCGAACAATTCTTCGGCATATAAGTCCGAAGTCCGAAGTCCGATCAGTCCGAACACCGAACAAGTTATTCCACGTATTTCTGTTATCTGTACGCAAAAGTCTCCGTCAGACACCGAAAATGGTGTTATTTCCCAATATTTCCCATCATTAGCTATTATCGACTATCTCGATCTTAGCGTCCTCAGAGGGCGTTACGTTTCTCATCCTACCTTGAGCCAGTTTTTTAAATTCTTCCAGTTTCTCAAGGATTTGATCTCGATTAAGCGTATTCATATCCTCGTGCATTATGTGCTGTTTGTTGACAAGTAGTCCTGTGGCCTTCAATCTTAGCTCTTCTGCACGTATTGCTTCCCCTATTTTTCCATTCTCCCACGCTTCATTACGCATCTTCAAAAGATCACGCACCGACTTCTCAACAGTGACACCGAACCTCGCATTAGCTTCCATACGCATCTCCTGATAACGCTCCTGAATAACAGGATTACGCAAAAGCCGAACAGCATCAACTGTCGGATTGCTATACCCAGAC